TGCGCCGCAATCCCCTTGTGCTAATCCAGCATGCCGGACGTTCGACGGGCGGCGGCCTCGGCGTGCGCAGTTCGTCCAACGTCCGGGATCCCTGTTGGCGCCCCGAGGGTCAGGCCCAGCGACGGCAGCACGATGCGCAGCGCACCCAGGCAGCCCTCCCAGCCCTCCCACCCTCGCACGCTCGCGCGCTCGCCGGCGGACCTGAATAGGACCCCGCCGAGGTCCCGCCGAGACGCGATCATGTCCTTGATCTGGGTCGCCCGGGTCGTGTCGGCCCCTGCCGTTTCAATGCGCAGAACGCCGGCGTACAGATCGCCGGCCCAGACGGCCGACGCGACGGCGGCGCCGCCCTTGTCCAGGATCGCGGCGGTGGTCATGCCCTCCTCCTTGGCTCCTCGGTGGGAACCTCCACGAACGCGGCGCACATGGCGAGCAGCCAGAGGATCACCTGCTCGGGCCACACCTCCCACGTGAGGGCGAGATCGAGGTCTCGGCCTGGGGCGAACCTGCCCGCGATCCCCGCGAGCACGTTCTGGGGCGTGGCCGCGTCCTCCTCGAACGACGGTCCGTGCAGGCTCACCAGCTCGCCGGCGGTGAACTCGCGGCCCTCCACGAGCGCCTGGCCGATCGCCTCGGACGAGCTGCCGAAGATCCGCGCGTCGTCGGCGTCCACCCACGATCCCGGGAGCGCGGCCCCGCCGTCGGGGAGCGGCACGAGCTGGCCGGCGACGATCCGGGCGGCGCGCAGCGACAGCGCGGCGTGCCCGTTCCACCCTACCGACCCAAGCCAGTGGGCAGCAGCTCGGCGCAGGCCCACGGTGTCGGTCAGGCTGGGCACCACGATCCTGCCCGGGTTGGGCTCGTACACTGCCCGCGGCGTCGGACCCGTGCAGATCGGCGGCACGTCCAGCGACATGAGGGCGCCCACGAGCGGGCCCGAGGCCTCGGGGAGCGCGCGGTTCCAGGCGTCGGCCTGGTCCAGGCAGCGGCGGCCGTTCTTGGGCGGCGGCGCGTCGGACACGGTGAGGTCCCCGCCGCAGCCCGTGCGCAGCGCGCGGCCCTCGGCGAGCCCGCGGATCGCGGTGGCGATCTCCTGGGCGTAGAGCATGCGGCCGGCCGCGGTCTGGGCCGTGGCCAGCTGGTCGCGCACCTCCCGGAACGCCTTGTCCGCCCGGAGCCGCAGCTGCCTGTGCAGCGGCTCGCCCGCCACCCAGCCCCAGGCGTTGATCGGGAACTTGCGCCCGGTCCACTGGTCGCCCTCGATCAGGCCGACGGCCACGGCGTTGGTGTACCTGTTCGTCTGCTTGAAGTCGCCCAGGGTCTGCCCCTGCTGCTCCAGCATCTTCATGAACTCGGGCGAGCCGTAGATCGGCCAGCCCGTCCAGCTCATGCTCGCCCAGTCGCTGGAGGCGTCGATCGCGTCCGGCTGGATCCACGGTGTGGTCATTTCTTCGCCTTCCCCTTGGTCCCGGCGGCTGTCCTCGCGCTGCTGCCCCGAACGAACTCCTGGAAAACCTTGTCCTCGTTCGCTGCCCATTTCGCCTGGGTGTGGTCCCAGAACACGCCCGAGGCCTGGCCCTTCCCGCCGAGGACGCAAAACTCGGACTCGTACACGGTGCCCAGGCCGCCGGCGCCGATACCGATCACGCGGGAGGCCTCGACCTCTATGTGGATCAGCATGCCGTGATCGTGGCCGTAGGCGAACCCGTGCGCCGTGGAGGGGTTCATGCTGAACGAGCTAACCGGCTGGAGCGCGACGTTGCCCACCTGAAACGTGGGCTTTGCGCCGAACATGATCCCCTCGGGCTGTTCCCACGTCTTTTCGATGGACATGCCCCGGTACAGCTTCACGGTCTTGATCCCCATCTTGGCGAGCTGCGCCTGGGTGGTGTTGTACATCCCGCGCAGATAGGCGCGCAGCGCGTGCAGCTCCTCGGGCGTGTATTCCTTGTACACCTGTTCGAGCACGGGTTTGCGCATGCTCGCGGTCATCGCGTCGGCGAGCCCGAACTCTTCGCGGGCGGCTAGGTGCATCGCGTGCATGTCGGTCTTGTGGTCCATGCTGTTGCCGTTCCACGAGCTTTTCAGGTCGGCGCCGAAGTTGTACCGGTACGCCAGTTTTTTCTCCTCTTTGAGTTGGGCCCACTGCGCCGGGTTCAACTTCGCCGCCTTCATGACCACGGCGTCGGCCTTGTCCCCGACGTTCCGCCAGATCTCGGGCTGCCCGGCGTAGTCAAGGCCGCGCCTCGTCCCGAGGTGCTGCTTGTTCACGAACGTGGCCACCTCCTCGCCGGCGTCCATGATCTGGGCCTCCCAATTGCGGGCAGTGGCCTGCCCGACGTGATAGTCCCCGGTCGGGTTGATCACCTCCCCAGGGCGAACAGCTCGGATCGGTCCAATGTGATCCGGGGTCAGGTCGGGCGGCGGCTCGGGGGTCTTGCCGGCGGCCTTTGCGCGGGTGGCTTTCTTGGCGGCCTCGGCCTCGGCCTGGGCCTTCCACACGGCCTGCTCGTTCGTCAATTCCTTGGATTGGTACTGCGGGGGGACCTTCTCGGCCGGCGTTGCCCAGCCGCCGCCCTTCCCCAGCTTCAGCTTCTTGGCCTCGATCTTGATCTGCGCCATGGCCACCGCGGGAACCTCGGCCACGTAGTAGTGGGTGATCGAGGATCCCGCCTTGGTGTACAGCACCTCGGGATAGGGGGCCTGCCCGGGGACCGGCAGCTTCATGCCGGCGATCTTGAACTTGCCGGCGCCGATCTGCGCCTCCAGGTCCTGGACCGCGGACAGGAGCACGTTGTCGATTATCGGAGTTTCGGGCAGCCCCACCGACTTGGCCGGCTTCACCCCAGGCGGTGCGACGGCAGGCGGCGGCACGTAGGGCGGCCCCAGCTTCCCGGTGTTCTGCACGGCCTCGGCGAAGATCCGATCGTATTCCGCCTTGGTCTTGATATAGAACTCCTGCCCCTCGGGCTTCAGCCCCTTGCCCCAGGCCTTGAACCAGTAGGACTGGTTCGGCCCCAGGTCCTTGATCCCGACGCTGAACTTCTCAACGGTGATCGCCTCGTCCAGGTATTCGGCGTATTCCTTCTCCAGCGTGCGCGCGAAGTCGGACGCGGCGGGCGTCGGTTTCAGCTGTGGACCGACGCCGGCGCCCTGCATGGGCGAGGCGGCCGGCATCGGCGACGGCGGGGGCAGCTTGGGCGGCGGTTTCCACAAGACACCGTTCCCGGGCCCGGCCGATTTGTAGGTCCACCCCTCGGCCTCCATGTTGGCGACCATGGCGTCGATCTCGGCCTTGGGCATGGCCTTGCCCCAGCCCAGGGTCTTGGTGGTCTTTTCCCAGCCCAGGGCGTCGGCCTGCTTGACCGAGATCTTGGCCTCCACCTTGATCGCCATCGCCGGCCCGAACTGCTCGGTGCTGTACAGCTGCACGCTGGCGGGGGTCATGGTCATGAACTCGGCGTCGTACATGGCCTCCAGGTTGGCCTTGGCCTGGTCCAGCACCTGCCGGAATTGCAGCAGTTCGCCGCTGCCTCCTGGTCCGATCGGCGGCGTCGGGTTCACCACGGGGCCCGTGTCCACGGCGGACAGCGACGGCACGGACGCCGGCGCGGCGACGCTCGGTTCGGCCATCCCCATGATCGGGCGCTGCGCCGGCAGGGCGGTGGGCGCCGCGGCCCCGCCGAACCCCAGGCCCTCCAGCATGGGCATGGACATGGCGGGCGGCGCCGGCGTCGGCGGCTGCACCGGGACGGGAGCGGCGACCGGGATCTCGCCCTTGGACACCTGGGACGAGGTGAGCCGCGGCACGGTCGTGGTGCGGCACTGGAAATGGTATGGCGGCATCCCGATCCCGTTGGTCAACAGGCCGGGCCCGGCGCTTTGCAACTTGAACTCGCCGCGGTCGTCGGCGACGCCGACACCCGACCGCGACACGGTGGCGATCTGCGCACCCTGCCGCGTCGTGATCTGGGTGGCCTCGGCGTTCTTGTCCCACTTCGCCTGGAGGAACGGGGCCACCTTGTAAATGTCCTCGGGCTTGGCGACGCTCGCGGCCTCCACGGCGTGCTTGTAGGCCCCGCCCACGGGGATGATCTGCCCGTCCAGGCATCGGCACTGGTCGGTCGTGCGCTCGTCCAGCATGGCCACGATCTCCAGCGATTCGATCCCGGCGTCCTGGTAGCCGGACACCTCGCCGAACGCGCGGGCCCTGGTCACCGAGACCGCGGCGACGGTGCGGGCGTAGTTGAACCCGTAGGCGCCCCACAGGTTGGGGAGCTTGGTCTGGAGCGCGCGGGCTATGTCGTCCCGCCCCCAGCCCTCCCGGATCCCGACGTCCACGATCTTGCGACCCTCGGCGGTGAGCTTGTCCGACCGCTTGCCCATCTCGTCCCGCAGGAACCACCCCTGCTGCTGGCTCACCTGGGTGATCGCCAGCTGGTCGGGCTGCCGCAGGGACAGGCCGACGCGGGGCAGGTAGTGGTCGTGCGTCCACTTCCGGGACGCGGCCGCGGTGTCCATGAGCGAGACCCGGATCTTCTGGGTCCACTCGGGGAGCAGCTGGCCGCCTGTCGCGGCGGCGACCTTGCCTAGGGACTCGCGCGCATGGGCGAACGCCTTGTCGATGTCCCCGCGGCTCGCCTTGTTCCAGTTGAGATCGAGCCCATCGAGCGCGCTCTTGACCGCGGCGAGCCCGGCCTCGCTCACCTGCGGGGTGTGCAGTCCGCTGGCCAGTTTCTTGGCGAACGCTGCCACGTCCACACCGTACTTGGGGCCAGCGGCTGCCTTGCCCAGGCCCACCAGCGCGCCCCCAGGTCCCAAGCGGCAGGCGCCGACGGGGACGGCCTGGGCGACGTCCAGGCGCTCCACACGCTGCCACACGGTGATCGGCCCGGTGTGCGCCACGGCCTTGCACAGGGCGACGGGTCCGCGGGCGAGCATGCCGTAGGCCACGACCCGGGCCCCGTTGGCGTCGGCGTCCGGCGCCATGATGCGCACTGCGCCGCCGATCGGCTTGTCGTCCGCGCCAAGTGGGACGGCTGCCCAGCCCCAGGCCAGCGAGGTGGGCAGCTCGGCGGCGGTTATCCCGGCGCGGTGGAGCGCGGGCACCAGGTCGCGCCCGAGATCGACCGGCGGCCACGCGGTGAGGTAGCCCGAGGAGGGCGCGCTGTAGGCGGCGAGGCCCACCCGCTCAACCCAGGCCGGGCGGCAGCTTGGGCGCGGGCTTCACGCCGGCGGCGCGCAGCTTCTCGGGGATCTTGGTCGGCGGTGGCGGCGGCGGCGCCTCGGCCGGCAGCGCCTTGCCGTTCACGACCTGGAACCAGGTATCGCACTTGCGGCAGGTCGCGTGACAGCGCAGCGGCTTGGCCAGGCTCGGGGCGTCCAGCGGCGGCACGACCTTGGCCAGTCCCATGACCGTGGATCCGCAGGCCGGGCACGTGGTGAACGTCATCCCGGTGTGGTGCTGCATGACCTCGCCCGGTGCCAGCCGGATCCGCTGCCCCATCTTGGTGGCGGCGATCACGCGATAGGGCCCGGCGAACCAGGGACGCTCTGGCGTGGGGGTGATCATTGGGGCGGCGGGCTCCCCTCCACCCCGAACATGGCCGGCACGTACAGGGCGGTCCCGTCGTACAGTTCCGAGTCGAGCAGGCGCAGGCCGCCGGCGTTTCCGCGCGGGCGTGCGGACCCGTCCATGGTGGCCAGGCCGGCCCATAGCGGCCAGGTCAGGCGCCTGAGCACGGCATATTCGGACAGCGCGCGGAACAGGTGATCGCAGGCGTCGATCACGTAGCCGCTGTACAGGTTGCAGACCAGGCACACCGGCGTCCCCTGCCGGTGGTTCGACGTGTAGCGCGCGGCGGCCATGCTGTGGGACACCCCGCCACCGCCTACGCCGATCAGCATGAGGTTCTGGTTCTGCTGTCCACCACCCAGGCGCACGGTGTACGTGCGCGCGGCGTCCCTGGTCCACGTGATCGACTCGCTGCGCCCGTTTTCGGCAGTAACCACCCACGGGCCCGATGTCTTGGGCAGGGGGTTGCTGGGGACCTCTCCACCGCCTTGCACCATGTCAGCCTCCGTGCCCCACGGGGCCGCTGCTCCCCGCTGGGACGTCCACGAAACGGGCCTGCACCGTCGGATCGAGGCCGGCGGCGCGCAGCTCCTCGGTGGCGATCGCGGCGATCCGCTGCTCCAGGGCGGCGAGCCTGCCGGCCATGCCTGCCGGGTCGCTGTCCATGCCGAACGGCGAGCCCCCACCCGCGGGCGTCGGGGCCTCGGTCCCGGGCGGTGGGTAGCCGGCCAGGGTCATGGGCATGGGCTGCGCCGTCCACGGCTCCTCGATCTTGGCGAGCGGCACGTTCAGGACGTCGGCGAGGAGCTGGCGGATCTCGCGCGGCAGGAGCCCCCCGTAGGGCGCCGTCTGCTGCACGAGGTTGCCCACCTCCTCGGCGGACTTGGTGGGCGGGCTGTTGCTCTTGAACTTCAGGAACCGGATCCCCAGGCGGGGCATGATCACCCGGTTGACGTTCCAGTCGAACTCCTCGCGCAGGGGTTGGAAAACCTGCTGCTCGGCGAACTGGAGCGCGGCCAGCGCGGTGGCTCGGTTCAGGTCGCTGGGGGTGTAGCCGCGCAGCATAGGGGACAGCCGGAACGTGGCGCCGATCTTGTCGGCGTTGCGCTGGTCGTAGTTCGTGAACAGGGCGTCCTGCTGGCGGGCGTCGCGCAGCGGTTCCCAGGAGATGGTCGGGATCTGCGCGCGGGCGGTCGGGTCCACCGTGGTCTTCTGCCCGCTGAACGCCTCCAGCACCAGGAGCTTGCCCGCCCCACGAGCGCCGCGCAGCTCGGTGCCGACCCGCTGCTCCAGCCGCTGCACGGTCTGCTGGGTCAGCCTGCCGCCGGAAACGAAGATCAGGCCGGCGGGCGTCGCGTTGTCGCGCAGGTAGTAGTAGTTGGTTTCGTCGGCCTCGCGGCTGCCCAGGACGCCGAGGAGCGCGCCGATCCAGCGAGGCGGCGGGCAGGGCGTGCGCGGGCTGTGGAGGCTGGCCCACAGCAGCTCGGCCGCGGCGACCGCGTCCTTGCCGTCCTCGGCCATCATGTCGGCGATCGTCTTGTACGCCTTGCCGGTCTTCAGGCTGATCGTGCGCGGGTCGCCCGGGCTCTTGAAGTAGATCCGGTCCTGCCCCACGAGCTGCACGAACCGACGGAAGCGCCTGTACACGGTGATCGTGCGCAGGCCGGACAGCGGGGTCACGGGGTCGGGCTCCTGGACCAGCACCTGGGTGCCGTCGTCCTGGAGCGGGCGCACGGTGTAGGCCGGCACGTAGGTGAGCCGCTTCAGCCTGCCCAGGCCGTCCGGGCGCATCTCGGTTGTGCCCCAGCCGTGCGTTTCGATGTCCCGGCGCGTGATCCTGCGCAGGCGGGCGAACGACATGTCGGAGCAGCAGGTGTCGAAGAACGCGCGGGCGATGAACTGCTCGCGCTCCAGCGTGGTGCGGATCTCCTCGCGGGCGTTGTCCACCTCCTGCGGGTTGATCTCGGGGATCGGTCCGCTCGGCGGCGCCTCGCCGATGATCTCGCGGCCGGCGGCGACGTCGGCCTCGTAGGCCATGCGGGCCTCCTCGCGGGCGACCCAGCGTTCGAACTTCAGCGCCTCGCCGATCGCCTTGGTCGCCTCCTCTTTGTCCAAGGCGTCCATCCAAGGCTCGGCCGGCACGAACTGGTGCCCGAACCCGTCCACGTTCTGGGCGTAGGACTCGATCGACGGCTCCAGGTGCGGGGACAGCTCGGCGTAGTTGATCAGCGACTCGGGATCGTAGGGCGGCTCCACCGCGCCGCAGCTGCCGAACATCTGGGCCGTGGCGTCGATCTCCTGGATCGCTCGGGACTCGTCCACGGGGCCGACGGCGGCGCGGGCCTTGGCCAGCAGCTGCTTGACGTTCATGGACCCGGCGCCGTCCCTCCCGCGCGGAACGGTCGGCTCACGCTTGGCGGTGCGCGTCACGGCCCTACCCCTGGGTGCGGCCGGCGACCATCAATTCGGTGGTCGGGCCCACTGCGCCCCCCACCGAAACGGTCACGCGGACGACGGTGTAGTGGTCGGCGATCGCCCCTTGCCCGCTGGCGGCGAGCGCGACGATCGTTGTCCAGTTCTTGCCGGCGACGCTGCCCTCCAGCACGCCGGTGAAAGCCGCGCCGGCGTCCCGCTTGAAGTCGTAGCCCTTGCCGCCCAGCTGCCCGACGTCCACCTCGGGGCCGGTGGTCGCGGTGGCGATCGGCGGCGTGGCGCCGTCGTTCGGAATGGTCACGGGCATGCGTTCACAGAATGCCATGGGGATCTCCCTCCTCGGGCAGCTCCTCGCCAATGATGGTCAAGGCCTCCCGAATCGCGGCCCGCACCTGCGGGTCCTTGTCCTTGTTCATGAGGTCGCGCCGCAGCGATGCGACGGCCTGGCCTCGGGCCTCGGGCGGCAGGCCGGCCAGGTCCTGCCCCAGGCGGGCGCCGAACGCCCCGCTCTCCAGCTGCTCGGCGGCCTCGGTCAGGATCTGATCGAGCATGTCCCGGCGCACCCCGCCGTGGCGCGTGACGCACCGGCAGATCACGGGCACGCGCACGCGGCCCTCGGGCTGGTCGGACATGGGGATCGTGGCCCACCCGGATCGCCCCGTGCCGTTGCAGTGCTTGCAGCCCCGCTTGGCTTTCTTCAGATCCACGTCGGCGGCGAGGCGCACGCGCGGCGCCCGGGTGCTGCCGTCCGGCATGATCGTCTTGGTGTTCAGCAGTTCCTCGGCGACGTCGGCCGCGGCGCGTTGCTCGGTCTCGTTCATCGTGTGCCCCCCAGATGCTGATCCCCCAGCTTCAGGCGCCACCACCTCCACCAGCAGCACTCGCATGGGCGAATACCCATAGCGGCCCCGGAGGGATGCTGGCACGCCGGCGGCGTCCCCGTCGCCCTCGGCCCGCTGCCCGGCTGCACCTTGGTGAACTGCTCGCGCAGCGCGGACGCCAGCACCAGGAGCCCGACGGGCGGCCACGCGCGATCCTTCAGCGTGACCGGAACGAGCAGGTCGGATCCGGTGGTGTCGTCCAGGTCGATCGCCTCCAGCGCCTGGGCGAGGCGGCCGCCGTCGACGTCCACTTCGAAACCGCCCGGGAGCTTCACGGCGCTGCCCAGGATCGGCTCCCACGCGGGATCGTCCACGGGCAGGGTCAGGGGGCGCAGTGCGCACCACGCCGTCCCCTCCAGGTCTCGCCACGGGTGCCGCTGCTCGTCCATCGAACCTCCTAGAACGGGTGCCCGTCGTCTATCGCGTGACCGCCGATCCGCAGCTCGATCACCGGAGCCTCATTATCCACCCCGGGCGCCCAGTTGTCCAGGAACAGCCGGCGGGCGCCGTGCATCGCTTGCCCCCAGGCGTCGGCCAGATCGTCGTGCTTGCTGAACGGGAAGTCGATCAGCTCGCCCACCAGGTTTCCGCGCTCGTGGTCGAACGTCGGGCTCGCCGGGTTCAGGTGATCGGAGAACACCACGACCCCCGACTCCAGCAGGGGGGTGACACCGGCGAGGCGCGCAGCTTTCGAAACCCTGGGTGTAGTTACCTGCACGAGGCCGGCCAGCTCGGGGTACTTGTTCAGGACCCACTCGTCCAGCGTGGACAGGCCCACCTTCTCGATCAGGATCTTGACCGGCTGGTAGC